ATGAGTCACATCGACTCCATGTTTCTTTAACTCCTCCGCCAACGAACGAAGCGACATTTCGCGCGCTGTTCGGAGCGTTTTGAGTCTTTCGTGGAAAGGCACTCTGCCCATACCAACCTCTTCTTACAAATGTCCTGACAGTAAACCAGAGGTTGCACCTAACTGTCCACTAAAATAGACACCTGTTTTGCATGTCAACCAAAGTGTACTAAAGTGCGCAAAACGAAACATAATGGAGCAGCGAGATGACACCCCCATGCATTTGGAATGAGATCAACGTGAGCCGACTAGCGAAGTCGTTGGATGTTGCGCGGATGACTATTTACAAATGGAAATCGAGCGAGAGGGGTATCCCGGCTGAGCGCGCGATCGAGATCGAGGAAATCACGGGCATCAAGCGTGCTCGCTTACGTCCAGATTTGTGGCCGGAAGATGAGTGAGGCGCTCGTGACGAGGAATGAAATGGCATGGGATCTATGGCAGCGAGGGCTCACGGTGCTGCCGGCCCATCCAATACAGAAGCGACCGCTCGTGAGCTGGGAGCGATACCAGGTCGAAGAGGTGAGCGAAGACCTCATGAATTATTGGACGAGCTCTGCGAAGTTTGCTGAGTGCAACTGGGCACTCGTCACCGGCAAAGAATATGTAGTAGTCGATGCCGATTCCCTCGATGCCATGATATGGGTGGATAACAACCTGCCCTGGACGCCGCTCAAGGTGAAGACCAGCCGCGGCAAGCACTACTACTTCCGAGTCAATCCACACTGCCCAGTCAAATCAAGCGCGAACCCAGACTCGAAACTCGACGTGCGCGGGCAGGGCGGCATCGTCATCGCGCCGGGCTCGATCCATCAGAGCGGCAAGACCTACGAAATCGAGATGGAGACGGGCATCGATGATCCGTTCGAGGGCATCCCAATTTGGGACTCAACTTTTCAAGAAAAAATCGACGCTGAGAACAAGCCAACGAACGTGGTCGCGATCCACGGCGCGACGCAGGGCGGCTGGCATGAGCGCATGATCAAAGAAGTCGCGAGCAAAGTGATGCGCGACTACACCGATGAAGAAATACTCGCGGAGGCGCCCGCCTGGACAGAGCCCGGCTACACGGTCGAAGAAACGCTCGAAGAATTCCAAGTGGCGATCGATGGGGCTCGAAAGAAGTGGGCCGAGTCTATTGAGCGGAAGAAGGCACAAAAAGAAGAGGAAGTCGCGATAGCAACTGAGGCGCGGCGCGCAGCGCTGGCGCCGAGGCCGTTTGTGATGGCAGACCCGGCGGCGATCCCACCTCGGCAGTGGGTGTATGGGCGGCACTACATCCGGCGCTTTCTCAGCGTGACGGTCGCTGCGGGCGGCTCGGGTAAGACCGCGCTCACGCTCACAGAAGCGATCGCAATGGCGACGGGCAAAGACATCCTAGGCACAGAAACGCTACCGCGCAGGGTGTGGGTCTGGAACCTCGAAGACCCGCTCGAAGAACTGCAGCGACGCATCGCTGGCATCTGCCAGCACTACAACGTTAAGCAAGAAGATTTTGCGGATCGGCTTTACGTGAACAGCGGTCGCGACAGCAAACTTCTGATAGCGGACAGCGAGCGCGGCGAAGCCGCGCTGACGCCCGCGGTCGATGAGATCACACACTTTATTAACGAGCACTCGATCGACGTGATCATTGTTGATCCTTTCGTGAGCTCGCACAGACTGAATGAGAACGACAACGGCCAGATGGACATGGTTGTGAAAGCCTGGGGGCAGATCGCCGATAGGGGCAACTGCGCCGTAGAGCTCGTGCACCACGTCAGAAAAGCGCAGCCGGGACAGTCGGCCAGCTACGGCGACGCTCGCGGAGCGAGCGCGCTGACGGACGCCGCCAGGCACGTGCGCCGGCTGCAGAGGATGACGGCAGAGGAAGCAAGGCTTGCCGGGATCGACGAGCGAGAGTTCTGGCAGTACTCACGCGAAGCCGACAGCAAAGACAACCTAGCACCGCCGAGTCGCGACAGCTCTTGGCGGAAGATGGTGAGTGTAGAAATCGCGAACGGTGACAGCATAGGGGTCATGGAAGCCTGGCAGTGGCCGGACGCGTTTGATGACGTGACGGCGGCGGATTTAGCGCACGTGCAGAACCTTATACGCGACGGAGAGTGGCGCGAGGACGTGCGCTCGAAGCAATGGGTCGGGCTTGCCGTGGCGCAGGTGCTGGGCCTAGACGAGCGCGATGAGGCCGTGAAAAGCAAGATTAAGACGATGCTACAAACGTGGATTGATAACAAAGAGCTGAAGGTAGTGGAGCGACCAGATGCGCAGAGGCACCTGCGCAAATTCGTAGAAGTAGGAGATGCTCCCTCATGGATGATGGACTTTTAAAATGCAAAGTATGTTTAACAGACAAACCCGCGGCCGATTTCTATCCTTCTGAACGGAAAGGCGAGTACAAACGATGCAAGACGTGCATCCGCACCGCCAGGCAGAAGCGCATCAACGCTGGGCATGAGCCGTACTTAAAGCTGCTATTTGGTCAACTGCGCAGCAAGCGTAAATCGCTCGGCGTCGATTGGGAGATTGAGCTTGAGGATGTGCTCAACCTTTGGGATCAGCAGAACGGCAAGTGCGCGCTATCGAACCTCAACATGACGCACCACAGAGTCGGCGCCTCCCAAAAACGCCCTTTCAACGCCTCGATCGATAGAATCAACCACAACGAAGGCTACCTAAAAAACAACGTGCAGCTTGTCTGCAGCCAGGTAAATACCATGCGACACACGCTCAATTTGGACGAGTTTTGGTGGTGGGTGAAGACGATTTGTGAGCACCAAAGTGACTAGTTTTGACTACTTTTCTGCGTCAGTGCGTCAGTCCTGCGTAAGTTCGCCAAAACAACTGACGCACCCAATAAAATCAACGACTTACGCGATTTTGCGTCAGTTGCGTAAGTTTGTTTTTGCGTCAGTTCGTTTTTGCTGTCGATTTGTTCAATTAAATCAATGGCTTACGCAATCTGCGTCAGTGCGTCAGTTCCCCTATATATATAAATATATAACTGGCGCACTTACGTGCGCCGAGTTCATTTATATCTATTGTTCGGCGGCGCGGCGGAGCCGCTCGCGAAGCAGAATTTCGCAACTCGTTTTGCGGGGGTTAGGATTTATGCGATCGGCCAGGAGGGCTGAGTGATGCCAACAGTGAGACTAGAAATCGATGACATGGAGCCGGGCATGCGGCTGAGCATAAAACTCGATAACGAGGAGTATGTGTACGAGATCGAGGATGACGGCGAGCCGGACGAGGAGCCCGGCGAAGCCGGGGGCGACGAGCCGGCGAGCCTTGATGCCCGCAGATTCAAATTCGGAGGCAAGAGTGGCTAGTCATCTGGAGGAGCAGTTCGCGGCGCAGCTCGATGCGTACGGAATTGCGTACGACCGCGAGCAGATGCTGATACCGGGCCGGAAGTTTAGGTTTGACTTCGTTATCCCGCAGGCGGCTTTGGTGTGCGAAGTCGAGGGCGGCACGTGGTCGGGCGGCAGGCATACGCGCGGCAGCGGCTTTCGCAAGGATTGCGAGAAGTACAACCTGGCGGTGGAGCATGGGTATGCGGTTCTGCGTTATACCTCGGATATGGTGAAAAACGGCCTTGCAGCGGAGCAAGTGAGACGGTATCTGACCAATACGTGCTCTGAGACGCAGCCAGAGGCTCTGTGAGGCGTTTATGAACTGTCCGCAATGCCAAGGTAGGTCAGAAGTAACGCACACTCAGAGGCGTTCTGAGAGCGTCCTACGTAACCGTCGGTGTAAAGTCTGTGAATACAAATTCGACACGCTCGAATCGTTTCACGTGGAACAAAAAGGTAGACAACGAAAACAGGTAAAAATGACCAAATCGACCGCCTCGAAGCAGGTACAATTGCGCGTCCAGCAGGAGCCGCTGAAGGAGCGTGATTACCCGGACGAGTATTGGGTAGTCGATGATATGGAAGAGGTGCGAGACGTGCTGAGAGACATGGGAGTAGATGAGTATGTCGGGTAGACCAAAGATGCGTGAAGCGATGCGTCGGATCGATGACCAGGGAGGCGAGGAGGTGTTCGATGACCTGGCGTCGGGCATGACGACCGTCAACCTGATCAAGAAGCTTGGCGTGAGCTCTCGCGTGTTTTACAAATGGATGCGCGCAACCAAAGAGCGTGAAGAGAAATACTACGAAGCGAAGCGAAAGTGGGCAGATCATCTTGCTGAGGAGACGCTAGATATCGCTGACGGCGCGATCGATGCACACGATGCACAGGTGCGTAAGCTGCGGATTGAGACTAGGCGTTGGCTCGCTGCGCGTGCGAACCCGGATAACTGGGGTGACCGTCGAGGTCCGCTAGTGTCCATCAACGTCCAAGACCAGCATCTCGGCGCCTTGCGAGAGCTCATTGTGCCTGACGATAAGATCGTCTCAGAGCAGTGATACTCGCGCTCTCGCGCACCGGGCCGGGCGGTCCATCGCGCGCGTGGGAATTTAACATAATCTCGCGTTAAATCAGCCAGTTAAGCGCAAGATAACAGCGTTAACACGCCGTTACATAATAGTGCTGTTATAAAACGTAGCAAAAACAATGACCTACGTCGCCTAAAACGAGACGGGAGGGGGTATCGAGATCCGAGCTCGTTCCCAGGCGCTCAGACCCCCCCCTTCGCGCCTTGCCGGGGGAGAGGGAGTGGTAGTTAAACCCGCACGCACCAAAAAAATTTTTTGAAATTCGTTGAACCTTTGCTATGGTAACCCCTTGTGAAGCCGGTGGTTTAGCGTCTTGCGAAGACCTCAAAATGAAGAAGGGCCTAACGGCCCTTTTTTATTGCCCAAAAAAAAGGCCCGCTGGCGCGGGCCTAGCTGGCCTGGGGGAAGGAAGGGTCGCCAGCTTATTTTTTCTTTGCGGTCTTCTTGGCCTGCCGGAAGGCTTTCGCCGTGGGGGCGCCTGCGGCGCCCGGCTTGCGCATTTTCTCTTTCGAGCCTGCCTTGATCCGTTTCCGCTTCGCGTGGATGTTTTTGTAAAGACCCATCATGATCTCCTCGATTTAGTGCCGCTGCACTTCCATCGCTTTCGCGACAATCGGAGCGGGCTGTTGGGATTCTTCGCTGCCTTCGGCGATCGCTTCATCTGGCCGGCGCTCCGCGCGCAATAGGCGTCGCCTTTCTTTGTCCCGGCACGCACCCGCGGCCCGCCGTCCCTGGCGCGGCCGGCCTGGCCGTACGACACCTTCTTCCCTGATGCCGTGACCTTGACCCGCGCCTTGCCCTTCCGTGGTTCTGCCATTACTTAGGCGGGAATGAGGGCTTGGGCGATCCCACTCGAACGCCTGCAACCATCGATGCGTGCTTGTTCTTTTTGTTGCTGCCGGAGTGTTTAACCGGCGCCTTGTGTCCGTACTTTTGCATATTTGGGTCTCCTTGAGTCCATTAGATTAATCGATAAAAAAAATAAAAATAATGTCAACTAAAGGTGTACAAGTGTAACGGTCTTTGCGATACTAACGTTGTTACTGAATGGTTAACAACGAAAACAACGAAAGGAACGAAACGATGGAAGACTTAAAAAAGAAGGTTTTAGAGCAAATCGAAGAGCAGCAAGCAATTCTCGACGCTAGCACCGTGACGGTTGAAGAAATGTTCAAGATTGCTGAGAAAGCACCTTCGCTTGATGATTTCGAGGATTGGGTTGATTTTTGGAAAACGCACCCCGCAGCCCTCACCACACTAAACGCGCATCGCACGCTGACCAGGTTCAAAGAAACTTTAAAGATGGACCTAGTTAAGCCATCAACTCGATATGTACTAACCGATTCCAACCTTTGCAGCCCTTCCGGCTACGTTTTTGCTGACGGCGTGTTCATCAAAAACCAAGTTTGGATTGAGACTGATCGGTTGCCCAGGAGCACCAACCTCAAGGTCTTCGACCTGCAAAAGCTGCGATCAAAGGATGCGGTTTATCACAACGGAAAAGCGGCGTAAGCCGCTAAGGAGCGAAACGATGGACACGAGCAAGATTGTAAAAAAAGCGCGATTAGGCGAGTTCGAGATTGGTTACGTGCAGCAGGCAGGCTTTCGTAATCAATGGGTGATCATTTACCCAAATGGCGATCTTTATAGGGCTCCAGAAAACAACATGATGAGCGCTTTTGAAGAAGCGCGTTATCTATACGAGGCGGAGTAAGCGGCCGGAGGAGCGAGCATGAGAATAAGAAGCATACGAGGCGAGTACCGCAAGCGCCGCCAGGTTCAGGAGCAAGCAGAAAGGAGAGCAAGCATGATCTACGGCTACACCAGAGTCTCGACAGAAGAGCAAGCCGACGGCACGTCGCTCGCAACGCAACGCACCATGATTCAGGGCGTTGCTCTCGCGAGCCAACTGCCCACAGACATCACGTACCTGGCCGACCCCGGCGTGAGCGGCAGCGTGCCGTTCTTCAGTCGCCCGGCTGTCGCGACTCTTGCCCTGCAGCCCGGCGACATTATCATCTGCAGCGCCCTTGATCGATTTAGCCGCGACGCGCGCGATTGCCTTAACACGATCCACGAGCTCAAGGAGCTCGGCGTGCGTTTGTTCTTGAACGGCCACGGCGACGTGACCGACGAGGGCAACGTCACAGCGCGCCTCATGCTCGAAATTATGGCAGCGTTCGCCGGCCACGAGCGCCGCGTGATCAAGGAGCGCACCACGCGTGGCCGGCGCGCGAAGCGCGAGCGGGGCGGCTTTATCGGCGGCGAAGCGCCCTGGGGCTGCGCCATCGAGGGTGAGGGCAAGGAAGCGATCGTCGTTGAGCTCCCGCAGCGCCGCGAGGCGATCGGCAAGATGCGCGAGCTCCGCGACGCCGGGAAAAGCTATCGCGACATAGCGCAACTCATTTCCACGCAATACAATCTCGCCACCTCCCACATGAAAGTAAAGCGAGCCCTAGATGCCGAAAGCATCAGCCCCTAATCCTTATATCGATTTCCTCAAGCGCTACCGGCATGACCCGGTAGCCTTCGTGGAGCACGTTCTCAAGGTCAAAGTGCAGCCCTGGCAAGCGGAGCTATTGCAGGCCGTGCAAGACGGCGAGCGGCGCATCTCTATCCGTTCGGGCCACGGGGTGGGCAAATCGACAGCCGCCGCATGGACCATGCTTTGGTATCTCATCACTCGATATCCTGTGAAGATCGTTGTCACGGCGCCGACTAGCGCGCAGCTATTCGACGCGCTGTTCGCGGAGCTCAAGCGCTGGATCAACGAGCTCCCGATGGCTCTCAAAGACATCCTTGAAGTGAAAAGCGATCGCGTGAGCCATAAATCGGCGCCTAGCGAGTGCTTCATCTCTGCTCGAACTAGCCGTGCCGAGACACCAGAAGCGCTGCAGGGCGTGCATGCCGATAACGTTTTGTTGATCTGCGATGAGGCGTCGGGCATACCCGAGCAGGTGTTCGAGGCCGCGGCAGGATCGATGTCCGGCGAGAACGCTTGCACGATTCTTCTCGGCAACCCAACTCGATCGAGCGGATTTTTCTTCGACACGCACCACACGCAAGCCGGCGAATGGTGGACGCGGAAAGTTAGCTGCGCTGATTCTCCGATGGTCAGCGACCAGTACGTCGATGAGATGAAGGTAAGGTATGGCGAAGAGAGCAATGCGTTTCGTGTTCGGGTGTTGGGAGAGTTCCCGGCTCGCGACGATGACACGGTCATCCCGCTAGAGCTTGTTGAGAGCGCGCAGGTGCGCGACATTGAGATCAGCGATGATGAGCCGATCATCTGGGGGCTTGACGTTGCGCGTTTTGGTAACGCCGCGAGCGTGCTCTGTAAGCGCCAGGGGCGCAAGATTCTGGCCATGCAGGATTGGCGGGGGCTCGACTTAATGCAGCTCACAGGCGCCGTAGTGGCCGAGTATGAGAGCTGTCAGCCCAGACAAGAGCCCATGCAGATCTGCGTTGACTCGATCGGCGTCGGGGGCGGCGTGTGCGATCGCCTGCGCGAGCTCGGCCTGCCGGCCGTTGGCATTAACACCGCAGAAAGCCCGGCCCTGCGCGGTACGTATATGAACCTTCGAGCGGAGCTCTGGTTCAAGCTAAAAGCCTGGCTAGAGGCGCGCGACGTGAACATGCCCAAGGATGATTTGCTCCTCGCGGAGCTCGTCGCTGTCAAATATAAGTTCACAAGTGCTGGCAAGCTGCAGATCGAAAGCAAAGACGAGATGCGACGGCGAGGAATGGCGAGCCCCGACCGTGCAGACGCCGTCTGCCTTACGTTTGCGACTGAGGCCGCGACTGTGATCAAGGGCGGGGCGATGGCCAGCAACTGGCAGAAGCCTATCCGCCGAAACCTATCGGTCGTCTGAAAAAGATTACAAGTGTAAACTTACGCAACTCATTTTGATTTGAGATAATTGAGCGTACCTTTTTGCCCATATATGGGAGCGCTCAATGGCAATGACCCAAAATCCTAAGCCCTACCGCAACGGCCCTGGTGGCCACCGCGACGCCGCAGCCGACATCGTGATCATGCTCGGCATCGCTGACAAGAAGAAAAAGAAAGCCAAAAAGAAGAAATAAATGGCGTTGCTTGGTGAGTTTCTTCAACAGGGCTTAAAGCAAGCTCGTCGCAAGCTTTCTTTGGAAGAAAAGAAAGCGGTTGTTGATTCGTATGCAGAAACAAATCCAAAGGCATTTGCTCGCATAAAAAAGAGAGTCGGCTCAAGAAACATAGATCGACAATATGCTGAGGTTAGGGGAAAGCAAGCAGCATCAGAAAGGGCTGCGACCGATCGGCAGTCAGACAGGGCTGCTAGCAATACTAAATTGTTTCAGCCGAACAGAGACGCTCTTTTAAACCTTCTCAATGAAAACGGGTATCGATCGGTCGGAATCAGCGCTACTGGCAATGACGGTATTGGTCAGGGGCTATCTGAGTATTACCAGCACCCTAAGACAAACAAAACCGTTAGAGTTTCAGATCATAGCCCTGCTTATCAGCGCTCGCTGAGCTCAGTGATGATCCACCCAGGCTCGCATGACAACATTGCACAAATTGAAAAGCAGATTAAGGACAGCGCGAACGTCTCTCGTGGCGTAGTTCCTGCGGCGGTAGCTAGCGCTGGTCTTTTGGGGGCGCCGGAAGATGCTGAAGCTGGCCAGGGCGCGATTCTGTTGGGCGCTGCTAAGCAAGGCGCTCGTATCGGTCAGCGATACCCAACTGCGGTAAAAGCAACGGAAAGCCCGCTCGACCCTAGTTTGGTCGTTGACACTCAAGCAATCGACGCTGGGGGCAATCTCGACAAGGCCGTCGCGGCTGCGGTTCAAAACATGCCCGGCCTGCGAACCAGGGCTAGGTCAACTGGCGGGCTTTTAGATGCTTATCAAAATCAAATGGCAGATAACCTCGACTTTTTGTACGGTCAAATGCCGGGCAACGTCGTTGAGACAGCTAAAGACTGGTATCGAGGCGCTAATCGCTTAGCAAGCGGTTTATCCAATCGGTATGGAGCGAGCGTTGAGCAAGCTGCCGGCGTCCTGGCCGCTCTTTCTCCGCAGAAGGATTGGTATCAAAACGTATCTCTTGCTGATCGAGTGTTTGATTCATACGAAGCAGGTGTTCGAGCTGGCAATGCGCTGCCGGACAAAAAGCACGCTGCAAAACTAAGAGAGCTCTACGCCAAAAAAGAATACGCAGAAAACGTCGATGCCGTTTTAAAACGGCCTTTTGCCGAGCTCACTGACATCCAAAAAGCGATGTGGGTTCGATCGCACGATCAAGCATTTTCTGATCGCGGTTACGACATCATTTCTCCTACTGGCGAAAGCATGGGGCCAGCACTCACGGCCAAGGGCGATAAAGCAACAGCGGCTTGGGGCTCTAACAACGAAATCGCAAAAGCCATCCGCGTTATCGAAAACGGAGATATCGATAACATTTCTATGCAGATGGGCGAACAGCACAAGGTCCGTAATTTTTACAACAATATCGTAGCACCCGAGTATGCGCGAGAGATGCCTCAAGTCGCTGACGTGACGATGGACACCCACGCAATTGCTGCAGGGCAACTGATGCCATTAAGTGGAAGCTCTCCAGCAGTCGCTGCAAACTTCGGCTCTGGCGCTCCAGGGTCAGCCGTAACAGGCGCAAGCGGTACGTATGGTATCAACGCCGATGCCTATCGAATGGCGGCTGAACAAGCTGGTATAATGCCCAGAGAAATGCAGTCCGTCACTTGGGAGGCGGTACGCAACCTTTATCCAGCGAAGTGGAAAAATGCCAGTAACAAAGCTGCCATTGAAGGAATCTGGAGCGACTATTCAAAGGGGCGAATCAGCCTCGATACCGCTCGATCGCTCATCCTCGAAAAAGCTGGAGGAGTGGATGTCCCGGACTGGGCTAAAGGACGATCTTCTGCAAATGATGCTCGACCAGCAACTCCCGTTCAACAAAGCAACCTACTTGAGCCTAGCGTACCCCGACGGTCCCCTGATGGAGTGGACGGCAGAGCTAGAGGCAAGTCTGCCTCTCCCGCTGCGGTCGGACTGGGAGCAGGACTTCTAGCAACACAAGCTGAGCCCACGCTCGCAGACTACGGTATAGGCTTGCTCGACGCTGCGGCCAATGCCGGCGCCGCAATGATTGCACCGATCGCAAACGCGCCGCACACGCTAATTCAATCGCTGACTAGCGACATCCCCACAGACCGAATCGATGCATCGAGCCAAGCTCGATTGCAATCGATGGACTATCAGCCACGCACACAGCTTGGTCAGCAAATGAGCGATGAGGGCTTGCAGTTTCTTGGCGGCTTGTTAGCGCCTGCCATGCCGCTTGTCGAACCCATCACAACCTTGTTTGGCCAGCTCCCGCGCCGTGCGCAGCTCGTTGGCGAATCATTATTGGATATGAGCCCCCTATGAGCGAAATAGATTACATCGACGATGACGAGCAGTTCATCGATGAAGACCCAGGCATGGATGAAGAGCAGATTGAATCGATCGCGCGTCTAGCGATTGAGGACGCTGTCGATTTCATCGATAACACGGTCAGCCCTGGTCGCGCAGAAGCCGCCGAGTATTACAACGGCGAGCCATTCGGTAATGAGCAAGAAGGCCGCTCAACTGCGATGACGATGGACGTGCGCGATACCGTACAAGCCATGCTCCCGAGCTTGATGCGCGTCTTCTGCGGCAGCGATCACGTTGTCGAGTACGCGCCTCAAGGGCCAGAAGACGTAGAGATCGCAAAGCAAGCGACCGACTACGTGAACTACGTGCTTAACCAAGACCAAGACGAGGCGTTTGTCTCGATCATGTACCAGTGTTTCAAGGACGCGCTCGTCAAGGGCAGCGGATTCCTAAAGTATTACTGGGATGAGTCTGATGAGGTTAAGACCTACGAATTGAAAGGACTCGATGACCAGGCGTTAGCTGCGTTAAACGCAGACCCAAACATCGAAGTCAGAATGCTATCTAGCAGCGCGAGCAACGACCAGGTCGATTCGCAAACTGGTCAGCCGCAAGTGCTTCACGACGTTTCTGTCATTCACCGAACGGTGAGAGGAAAGGTCAAAGTAGCGGCGGTGCCACCCGAGGAGATTCTCGTCTCGCGCCACGCTCGCTCCTTCGCGGACGCGGATTTAATCGGACACCGCCGCTACGCCACCGTTAGCGAGCTCGTCGAAATGGGTTACGACTTCGACACCGTGACCAACTTTCAAACAGAAGACGATGACTTCACGCTGTACAACGTCGAAGCGCGCGAGCGCATGCTGAGCGAGCAAGACAATCGCGATTATTCAGATGACCCTGCGCGTCGCCGCGTTTTATACGTCGAAGCATTTATGCAAATCGACGTTGACGGCGACGGCATTGCTGAACTGCGCAAGCTTTGCTGCATGGGGCCGAACTACGAAGTGATGCGCAACGAGCCCGCCGATGATATTCCCTTCGCTCATTTCTGCCCTGACCCTGAGCCGCATGCTTTCTTTGGTATGTCGATTGCGGATCTCACGATGGACATCCAGCGAATCAAATCGGCAGTATTACGTGCGAGCCTTGATTCTCTTGCTATGTCTACTCATCCAAGAGTCGGCATTGTAGAAGGCCAGGCATCACTCGAAGACGTGATGAACGTCGAGGCCGGCGGCATCATCCGCATGCGCAACCCTGGCGCGGTTGTTCCTTTCACGCTGCCCTATGTCGGCCAGTCGGCATTCCCGATGATGGAGTATCTCGATCAACTGAAAGAGAACCGCACCGGGATCTCGAAAGCCGCCGATGGTCTAGCGCCAGAGCAATTGCAATCTAGCACGCTCATGGCCGTCCAGCAGACGATCTCAGCAGCGCAGCAACGCATTGAGATGATTAGTCGCCTCTTCGCAGAAAACGGCATGACGCGCCTCTACAAAGGTCTGCTAAGGCTAATCATCCAGTATCAAGACCAGCCGCGCATGATCCGCTTGCGCAATCAGTTTGTGCCGATGTCGCCCGATGTTTGGAACGCAGAAATGGACGTAGTGAGTAACGTCCACCTCGGCCGCGGCTCTGATCAAGAGCGTATGGGCATGCTGCAGCAGGTTGCTCAGAAGCAAGAAATGATCATGCAGCAGCTTGGCCCGCAGAACCCGATGGTCAGCCCGACCAACTACTACGCGACGCTCACGCAAATGCTAGAGCTCGCCGGGTTCAAGGACATCAATCGATTTTTCATGGACCCAACGCAAGCCATGCAGCAGATGCAGGCCCAGGCGCAACAGCAAGAGCAGCAGCCTGACCCGAACCAGCAACTGATCCAACTGCAAATGCAGGCGCTCCAGGTCGATATCCAGAAGAAGCAAGCCGAGCTGGAACTAGAGCGCGAGAAGATGATGCGCGAAGACGATCGGCGTCGAGATAAGGATGAGGCGGACATGGTCTTGAAAGCGGCAGAGCTCGAAGCGCGTTACGGCGCCCAGGTGAACATCGCCGAGATTAAGGCGAACGCTGATCGAGATCGTGAGGTAGTGAGACAAATAGCGGGTGCGGTGAATGGCCAAGTCTGAGCACCAGTACCTAGAGAACATTCAGCGAATGTTCGATGACCCTGACTTCCAAACTTTAACGGACAGGGTGAAGTACGAATTTTTTGAAGCGTGGCAACGTGAGCGCAAGCCCGATGAGCGGGAACGCATTCACGCGAAATTACAAGCACTCGACCAACTGATCAACGCCATGAGGGCGGCGGCAGACTCGATTGCTTTTGAAAAGCAAAGGAGCAACTGAAATCATGAGTGATAGAATTGAAGGCGAAGAATCTCCAGATCTGGGGATATCTTCAGCGCAAAGCGCGATATTGGATATGTTGTCCCCCTCTGACGAGGATACGGCAGAAGATTCAGAAGAGCGCGTTGACGAGTTCTCAGAAGAGGGCGAGGTCTTAGATGACGCTGCAGAAGAGTACACCGACGAGGAGCTCGAAGCAGATGAAGAAGAGATCGATCTGGATGATGATGAACAAGAGCCAGACGAGGTTGAGACAGACGGTCAGACTTTCACCGTTAAGGTTAACGGAGAGGAAGTCGAGGTCGCACTAGACGAGCTCAAGGCAGGCTACTCACGTCAATCAGACTACACAAAGAAGTCGCAAGCATTATCGGAAGAACGAAGATCGTTCGAGCAAGACCGGGATGCTGTGTTACTAGAGCGACAGCAATACGCCCAACTTCTTGGGGCACTGCAGCAACAATTGAACGGACTGGATGAGCCCGCCCCGGACTTCGACAAGATGTACGACGAAGATCCGATTGAGGCGACGCGCGTCGAACGCCAATGGCAACAGCGGCAAGCTGCCAAGCAACAGAAAATGGCGGCGATACAACTCGAACAGCAGAGAGTGGAAGAGGCTAATCGACAGTATCAAATGCAGGCAATGCAGCAGGTCTTAGCCGAGGAAGTACAACGACTTCCCGACGTGATTCCCGAATGGAAGAACGAGGATGTTGCGGCGAAAGAACGCGAAGAGCTCCGTGAGTATTTGATTAACTCGGGTGTTGCAGAAGAAGAATTGCAAGCCCTAGTTCGCGCAAACCACATCAAAGTGCTGCGAAAAGCAATGCTCTACGACAGAGGCCAGAAGCGCGTAAAGCGCGCAACGAAAGACGGCCGTCGATCCAAAGTGGTTAGACCTGGCAGCAGCCAGGCGCAAGCCAAGCCAAGTTCAAGGAAGCAGAAGTCAGCTCGTCAACGTCTTGCACGGAGTGGTCGCATGGATGATGCGGCCTCATTACTTGAATCGATGCTCTAAGGAATTAATCAATGGCTATCGTAACTAACACTTTCACGAAATATAGTGCCGTCGGCATTCGTGAAGATTTGGCGAATGTAATTTTTAACATCTCGCCCCAAACGACACCTTTTGTGTCAAACATGACCAAGCGTCGCAACGTCAGCAACACTTTCTTCGAGTGGCAGACTGACTCGCTCGCGGCTGCAGCAGCTAACGCACAGATCGATGGTGATGATCTGTCTTCTTACACTGCAGTGACTGCGACTTCTCGACTCGGTAACTACACGCAGATCATGCGCAAGGACTTCATTATTGCCGATAATTTAGGGGGTGCATTAGACCTCGCTGGTCGCCGATCAGAGATCGCTTACCAACTCGCTAAGAAGGGCGACGAGCTCAAGCGCGACATGGAGTTCAACCTTTGCGGCGTGAACCAGGCTGCAGTGGCTGGTAACAACACAACCGCTCGCAAGACTGCTTCTTTGTCTGCGTTCATTAAGACCAACACCTCACGCGGAACAGGCGGTGCAGATCCCACTGTATCAAGCGGCGTAGTTAACGCTGCCGCTACTGACGGTACGCAGCGCGCCATCACTGAGACTCTGCTCAAGACTGTATTGCAATCAGTATGGTCAGAAGGCGGTGAGCCCAAGATGGCAATGGTTGGCCCTCACGTTAAGACTGTGATCTCTGGCTTTGCTGGTATCGCGGCTCAGCGTTACATGGCTCCCAGCGATAGTCCTACAACTATCATCGGAGCAGCAGACGTTAACTCAGAACTAGGCGTCGCCGCGTAGGAATGCGCGGGCAATAAGGTGGTGAACTCAGTGGACATCTCTCGACAGACAATACTGAGCCAAGCTCGCGAAAGCGAGAAGGTGCAACGACTATCCCGAAAGGGAGTAGGGCCAAGCGGCTCGAAGCGCCACCCATCCAGAACGGATGAAGATATAGTCTCATCTGCATGGCGACATGCAGCAGCCCGGAAGGGCGGGAACGAGTTAGCGACTCGTTTTGAAGAATCCTGCTACATGAGTGACTTCGGATCTGTACAGATCGTGCCTTCTCGTTTCTCACGAGCACGCGACTGCTACATCGTTGATCCCGATATGTGTGAACTGGCTACGCTGCGTCCTATCCAGAGCGAAGAGCTCGCTAAGACTGGTGACGCAACTAAGTACATGCTTCTTGCTGAGGTCGGCCTCCAGGTCAACCAGGAAGCAGGTCTTGGTGTAGTGGCTGATTTGTCAACCAGCTAGTAGGTGAAAGATGGAGCATCGACGCACACTAAACATTGACGAGATCCTTGGTACGCAGACTGATTTTGTCTACGAGTCTGGCGATTCATTGAAGGATGACAAGATCATCATCAGCGAGTCGCAGGACGTGACAGCAATCATCGAAGCGAACAAGCGCTCGGCTAATGAAATCGACAAGCACCAAAAATATGGTGAGTGGTCGAAAGTGGCGTCGATACCATTGAACCTGTACTACGACTTGAAACGGCAGGGCATCGTTGATGACCCTGCCCGTTTTAAGAAGTGGCTAAACGATTCTGACAATCGGTTTTTTAGGACGAGAGGAGGCCGCGTCTAGTGGCTGTAACGACCTATTCAGAATTGCAGGCGGCGGTCGCGGATTGGCTAAACCGCACCGACCTCACGTCGGCAATTACAGATTTTATTTCGCTCGCTGAGGCAGAGTTCCAGCGAACGATCCGTCATCGAAAGATGATCACTCGCAGCGACGCAACAATCGACAGCGAGTATTCAGCGACGCCGGCAGACTGGTATCAGAGCGTGTCGCTGGTTTTAAAAACAGACCCGGTGCATCCGCTTGAGTATGTAACGAACGAAGCGATGAACGAGCTCAAGAGCTCTAGCAGCGCAACGGGTAAGCCGAACTACTACACGCATGTCGGCACTGAAATCCAGGTGTTTCCTGCGCCGGACGGCACGGGCTACACGGGCGAGCTCGTTTACTACGGGAAGATCGACCCGCTCACTGACAGCAACACGAGCAACTGGTTACTCGATATCGCGCCTGACATTTATCTCTACGGCACGCTCGTGCAAAGCGCGCCTTACTTGCGCGATGACGAGCGCACTGGCGTGTGGGCATCGCTGTACCAAAAAGGAATTGAAGAGCTGATCGTTTCAGATCAGAGAACGCGCGGGCAGACATCTGTGCGCATGAAGACGAGGGCATTGCAGTAATGGCATTCACTGACTATTTAGAAAACAAACTGGTCGCGCACACTTTCTCAAACACTGCGTACACGTCGCCTACCACGGTTTACGTTGCGCTCTACACGGTCGCACCGACTGATTCAACGTCGGGCACGGAAGTGAGCGGCGGCGCCTACGTGCGCCAGAGTGCGGCGTTCACAACGACTGGCAACGCAGCGACCAACTCGGCAGCGATCGAGTACCCAACTGCGACCGCTGGCTACGGCACGGTTGTGGCTGTCGCGATCCTTGACGCATCGAGCGGCGGCAACATGCTGGCCTACGCAAGCCTCGCGGCAAACAAAACAATCGATACCGGGGACGTGTTCCGAATCCCGGCTGGTGATCTGGATATTACGCTCGACTGATGACGCAACCGACGGGCTTTGGATATGGTGCTTGGAGTGCTGGCAGATATGGCGAATGGTCATACAAAGACGCCTCCGCGACTATCGCGGCGAGCTCAGCATTTGCTGCGGATAGCGAACGCGTCCAACAAGGAACCGCTGCAGGAAGTAGTACGTCGAGCTTCACAAGTGCTGGGACGCGAGTACGAACTGGTAGCGCGACTATCGCGGCAGCATCAACCTTCACAGCCTCCGCGTCGCGAGTCCACCCAGGCTCAGCAACAATCGCAGCAAGCTCAACCTTCACCGCTGACAGCGAACGAATCCACACCGGCAGCGCTAGTGCCACGAGCGCTTCGAGCTTTACGGCGTCTGGCCAAATCGTTGCGGTGGGCGCTGCGACGATCACTGCCACATCTACCTTCACCGCCATCGGCGGCAAAGTGCAAGACGGCGCTGCAAGTATCAGTGCTGT